ACGTGCATTTCTAAAATGGTGTGAATGTTATCTTTTGTGTAAACTCTTTTTGCTCCATCTAACTCATCAATCTTATCTTGAACCTCATCGTTTTCATTGTCGTAAACTTCTGACAACTCCATGTCTCTGTAGAAACCAGACGCTTGATATTTTCTAACATCGTTTGCTGGCATTTTTATAACGTGAGTTATTCTCATGCATGTCATCAGGTCAGTAGAATCGTATGGGACTACAAGATCCTCTGAGGACACAAATTTAGAAACAGGTCTGCCTAGTTTGTCATCAAAATAAATCTTACGGAACGCCGAGCCAGAAAGGGGAAGATGGAACAACATCTGATCTAGCTCGGGCTCGTACTCTTCCATGATGTGAGTAAGTTGATAATTCATAAACTGTCTTACCCTTTTTGATTGCGCTTCTACTTGGGGGTTGGTTGCGCCCATGATTTGAGTTTTTACAGGTCCACCTGCGGGGAACAATTCTTTGTAAGACTGTGCTTGAAACTGTGTAACCGATTCTGCAAGTAACGGATGTGAGACACCAGACGCTCCTGGAAAAGGTTCTGTTCTGTCTTCTGTTTTAAGTCCTAGTAAACTAAGACCTTCTGCATAAGTAGAAGACCAATCTGACCTTGCCTCTTTGTCTCCTTCGTAGGCTTCTAACAGTTCATCAGCAATCATGGCTAGATCACCATCTTCCATGCTGTCTGCTAGGTTAGAAAAATGACCTTGTGGCGCTTGCATTTGTGCACCAAACGATATGGTGGCACCGCCGTCTTCATCTAACTCTAAGTCTTCTATCAATTCTATTTGTTCTGGTGAAAAATTTTCTGCCTCTAGATCAAATTTCATTTGTTCTTTTAATGGCATATCTTTATCTATCGGCATATTTAACTCCTTTCAAACGCTCCTAAAGGATTTAAAGCGCTGTATATTCCAGACATAACTTTATCAAAACCTCTCGAAGCTCTGTCCCCCAAAGGAACATTTTCTTTATAGTCTTGAAGGAAAGGAGTGTCACCAAAATATTCCTCTAATTCATCCATGGTAAAAGCGGAAGGATCAGCAGGACCTTTCTCAGGTATAAAAGTATAATCAGCAATCAATTCTGTAACATATCTCTCAGGAGATAGACCAGCTTCTTTGGCGTATGCTATATATTCTGGATCATTAACAAGTTCATCGTAGCTATATCCACCTAGTTCAGGAATCGGATCATCATTATCAAAACCAAAGTCTGATGGAGATAACACTTCGTCTTCATACTTTCCATAAATAGGATCAAAAGCTCCCCCTGTTTGACCTGCCATCACTTCATACATTAAAGCTGGAGTGCCAAGTCCTAAGTTCAAAGCTTTACCAGCGGCACGAGATGCAACACTCGGCAAGGCTCTGGCAGCATTAGTAGCCATTATACCCATTGTGGGTTTTGGTTTTGGCATACCACCTGCTTGTAAATCAACACGGCCACCATCTTCGAACTTGTCGGATCTTTGTTGCCTAAACATTATTTTAAAAATTTCTTTTTGATCTTTCTTGTCCATTTTTAGGAAATCATCAAACGAAAATTTTTTGGGCGATTTAGGTTCTTTTCTTTTTTTATCGTCTACCATTTGATTTTTTAGCCCCTTTAATTTTTCCTTTGTTGATGGATGCGTAGAAGACTGTTGCTCCTTTTTTCTTTCCGTATTGTTTCGCCATAGCTTTTTTAATTTTTGCGCCTTTTTTTGTTAGGGGCATCGTATCCTCCTAGTCCTCTCCAAAACTCGTCAAGTGCATTGTGCTCACAGACACGACACTCACAATCGTTTGTACGACAAGAGCCACCGTTGCTGCAATGACAATGATGATTGCAGTTACTGCAAGTTTTACTTAATTGGGGCACTTTTGCAAGTGTTAATTAGCGGATCCGACCGCCACGTTTTTTATTCTGAGTTCTTTCAAACGGACTAGTTCTTTCCATTTTTGGATCTTTAAGAATCATGGAGCCCGCACCTGCTGCTGTAACACCCATCGCCCCTAGTCCAGCAAGGGTCTTTTTACTAACAACTCCTGGTGGAGTTTTTGGTTTTGTTTTTTTACCTTTTTTAGTAACCTTTTTCTTAGGCTTTGGTTTTGGCTTAGGTTTCGGCTTTTTTGGTTTTTTAGGGCCACCTATCTTAAATTTTTTTTTCATAAACTTCATTACCATTTTATTTCCTCCTTCCTCTTCTTCCTTTACTTTTTACCACTACAACAGGATAACCCAACATGTCAGTTAATATTTTTCCCTCTTTTGTTCTAACAGGGCTCTTTCCTGCTCTGTACATGTCTCTAAACGCTTTACCTCGAGCTGGATCAGACTTGCCTCTTTTTCTAGTAGGGGACCTTACGCTTCTTATTGCCTCTTGAATTGCTTTAGTTTTTTCTCTACCCGTAAGACTGCTTTGAGCAACCTGTGCAATTTTTCTAGTTGACATAGGATTGTTAGGATTTGTCTTTGCCCCACCACGAAGCTCTGGTTTTACTCTGCCCGGTGGTTTTTTAGGCCTAGTCTTTTTTGGTTTAGATTTTGGCTTTGGCTTAGGCTTAGGTTTTGGCTTGGGCTTAGGCTTAGGCTTAGGTTTTTTAATAATTTTATTAATTATTTTTTTCTTAACCATTATCTATTTTTACGTCTTTTTTCTAATTCCTCTTTAGATAGACGTTTTACCCTTTTGCCTGTTTTGTCTTTCAAAAAACCTTTTTTAGTTTTTACAAACTTATCACTAAGATCTGCAAGTTTCTTTTTCTGCTTCGGTCCAGACTGTGGTCCTTTTTTACCTAGTGGTTTCTTTTCAGGTTTAGTTGTAATCATGGTAGGAGAAGTTTCAGCTTTCGCATCTTTCCCTTTTCTATTTTTAACGGCTATGGTGGTAAGCGCTGCACCAACACCTAGTGGTCCAGCAGCGCCTAATCTACTCGCTGCACCCGGAGGTGTTTTTGGCCTAGTAGGTTTTGGCTTAGGCTTTGGTTTAGGTTTTGGCTTTGGTTTTGGTTTAGGTTTAGGTTTCGGCTTAGGTTTGACCTTGGGTCCTTTTCCAAAAATAAGATTAAAATATTTGTTTACCATAATGTTCTCCTAATAGTAGACCCGTGGTCTTATGTCAACAGGTTCATCTTCGTAGTCCATTTGTAATTGAATCAAACCTGATTGTCTGAACCTTAACAGAGATTGTGTTACTGTGTCAACATAATCATCGTGTTCTCCGTACGGAAAAGATGCACACTCTTCAATAACTTCTTCTGCAAACCTCCTGTCTTCTGGGTAATACACCATTCCTGCCTCGAACATAGGAGCCACTGCGTTGACCCTAGACAGTTTATCGTTGCCCCTTGTTGGTGTATAATTGGTA